GTAAAGAATCAGTATTGAAAGATTATTATGTTACATTGTCTGAAAATCCAGATGCAAGTGAAGAAGAAATAAGAGCAGCTTTCCCTGAAATATATGAATTACCTAAAATACAACCTAAAGTACAAACTGAATGATGGGACATATCAATCAATAAAAACCCTATTAGTGATGTAAAAAATGCAGCAGGTTGATTATATAGATCAGTAGTAGATATACCACAAAGTATAACAGAAAGCTGAATATTAGACGCACCTGTTGAATATGTTGCTAGATGACCAGTATGAGAAGCAATAAGATCGTGAGCTAAATCATTATTTTGAGAGAAAGAATTGAAAGAATACCAAGCCAAAGAATGATGAAAGAAATTTTCAGAAGTTGCAAAAGGAATGACAGTGTGAGACCCAAACAGCAAACTATATCAATGATCAAGAGTTGCTTGAGATGTATTACAATCTTGAGTATGAGTTGCACAAGTAGCAAAATCTATAGCAAAGAGTGGTACAAAGAAAGCAGTACTAAATATGCTTAAAGAAGCTGACACTGTATGAGGTAAGAGAGCAGCATTATCAAGATGATGACTAGATACACAATGACCACTATCTAAATTCTTAAAATGATCTAAAGATTTGGTAAAACCAAGTAAGAGAACATTAGAGGCAACAGACGAAGTAGTAAATACAATTAAATGAGCATCTAAGAACCCACAAAAGTTATATACTCAAATATCTACTAAAATATCTGATATATGATCCGATCTATCTAGCAAACTAAAGACAATAAATATTAAATGATCTAATATATCTACTAAAGAACTTAACACTAAACTTATTGATCTCTCAAACGAGATAAAGGATATATCTCCTACTATGTGAAAGAAATTACAAGTATTGTCTAAAAATATTACAAACTCTCCTGATGCTGATGAGTTCCGAAAGTCATTACAACAACTAGATGATATGATACCTGAAAACGTAAAGAGTTGAATAGATCTATCTTGAAAAGATCAGTATATATATGATGCTTGGAGAGTAGCTAGATGAGCAGGTAATGATTTACTAGATAATATAGCAAACAATATACCTGATACAGCTGTAAAGAAATCATTTAAATCTATGTCTAATCTATATCACGCTAAATGACAAATCAGTCAAAACATATGAAGATTAACCCCTAAAGTTACTTGAATATGAACTAAATTAACAAGAGCATGAAAATGATTAGCTGGTACTGTAGTTGCTGGTAAAGTATTACAAGAATTATGAGTATTTGATTAGTTTTATTATATAATATATAAATATGGAATTACTATTTTGGATTATTGTATTCATTGTAGGTTGAGCATTAACAAACTTCCGATGAATGAAAGACTAACCCTTTATTTACGAGAACACGTCAATGAACACTCTCCAAACAGAAATACTGAAAGAATGAATAACCAAAAGATACGAAGAGATATTCGTAAACGAAAGAGAAAACCTTATCGAGTTTATAAAGACATACTTTGCTAATGAGAGACCAAAAGGTATTGCAAACTTCCACGTCTCTCCTTTCCATCTTGTGATCTCCGATACATTAGAGAAAGCGTTGTCAGGTGAATATAGTAGAGTAATAATAAACATACCTCCATGACACTGAAAGACCGAACTCATTACAAAATCTTTCCCTGTATGGGTTATGTGAAAAAATCCTAACGTACAGATTATTGCTACAGGCTATTCTACTACACTTACCCAATGATTTAGTGCAGAAGCGAGAGACTATTACAATTCTAAGACTTTCAAAAAGATATTCCCAAGAAGTCCAAACATAAAGAAAACCCAAGACACAAAGGAACATCGACAAAACGAAGATTGATGAGCTTATTATGCTACTGGATTTGGATGATCTATTACTGGTAAGAGAGCAAATATATTCTTAATAGATGACCCAATCAAACCTGATGAAGCTGATAGTAGTAACGTTATAAGAACAGGGGTAAACAACTTATTCTTGAATACTGTAGCAAGTAGACTATTCGATCCTGCAAAAGATGTTATTATTATCATAATGCAGAGAACACACGATGATGATTTGTGTTGATTTCTTATAGATAGAATGGAGAAAGGGGGAGAAAAACGAAAGGTGTTATCTATGCCAGCAATAGCAGAAGTAGATGAGATATATGATACAAAATATGGACTGATTGAAAGGAAAAGATGAGAGCCACTTGATAATGTAAGGTTTCCAATCGCTACACTAGATATATTGAAAGGTGGTATGGGTAATACTATACGATCTACACAATACCAACAAGAGCCAGTCAATAAAGAGACCCAAGAGTTCCACGAAGAATGGTATAGATACTATGAACCTGATAAACTACCACGCTGAATGAGGATATTTACTACTTGTGATCCTGCTTTCACTAAGAATACTACCTCTGACTACACGGCAATAGTTACTTGATGATTTGTGTGAGAAGACCTCTACATCTTAGAATATACACAAGCAAGATTAGACCCATCAGAACTCATAAACAAGCTTATTTATCATACAAAAAAGCGAAATCCTGAGAAAATAGGAATAGAAGCGTTCCAAGCACAAACGATAATAGGGCACAATTTAGCTATTGAGCTTGAAAAGCAATGATTATTTACCAATATTACTGATATAAAGCAAAATTGAGACAAAGAGACGAAAATTAGGAAGCTAATATACCATTATAGGAACTGACATATATATCATAATAGAAATATGCCAGAGCTAGAGTTTGAATTGAGGAGGTTTCCGAGAGGACAACACGATGATATTATTGATGCGTTGCAGATGCTGTATGATATGTATACTACAATGCCAAACACTATATGAAACTATCAAATGCCTATAATTAGTTACGATGAAAACTGAATACCTATAATATCTTAATTTATTAGTCAATATCATATGATTAAAAAAAAGCTATCTACAACACAACAGGAGAAGATCATAGGGTATGTCAATGAATGTACTACTGAATATACTTCGTTACTTGCAGATTTTCACGAAAGGATGTTAGATATTTACAAAGAAGTAAATACTTTTGTTGGTAAAAAAACAAACCAATGGGATACTACTTTCAAAGTAAACAAAGCACACGAGATAGTCAATAAAGTATTACCAAGAATAATATCACGTAATCCAAAACGACTTGTATCAAATAAACCTGAGTCTCTTGTATCTATAATCAATGATCCAAAACTATCAGACGAGCAAAAACAAGAAAAGATCACCCAAAATAAAGAATATGCTAAGGTTATCAGTCAGTTACTTACTTTTATATTTGAAAAGTATGGACTATCTGAACAGGTAAGGATGTGGGCAAAAGAGATGATTATATATGGAAAGGGTATCGCTAAAGCATCATTTAAGTACGAAGTAGCAAGGACTATAGTAGAGCAACCAAACGCAGAGATGATAATGGGAGATGATGGCGAAGAAGAGGTAACATACAAGAATAAGACAGAAGAGTACGTATGGTGAGAGCATCCATCAATAGAGAATGTATCATGGACAAAGATATTATATGATCCTAGATACAAAGACTTTGACGATTTGCCTGCCGTTATAGAGGTAATAGAATGAGTAAGATTATGACAACTGAAAGGTAATAAAAAGTATATCAATCTCGACAAACTCGAAGCATTGCCACCAAAAGAAGATTTTGGAACCAATAACAAGAAATATATCGAGGCTGTAAGAAATATAGCTGGTATAAAAAATATAGTGATCAAAGAATGAGTAGATAAAAACAATCTTATGCTGACTACTTATTATGGGTACTACGATACAGGTAATGGTGAGTCATTACGAAAATTTGTCATCGCTAGTGGTGTAGTAGTGATATGTATGGAAGAAATACTACAGATACCGTTTGAACAGATAAGATGTTTTGAGGACACAGAAACCAATCTATGATACTGATTTGTTGAGCCTATCATATCTATAGTCAGAGAACTCAACTTTAAAAAGAATAGTGTAAGTGCAATAATAAACAACAACTTATACCCTATGACTATCTTAAATCCTAATTCTTGAATAAACCCTAAAGACTTAACAAGAAGACCAAACGGGATAATAATGACTGATAGAAGTATAGAGAATGTGAATGCTAATATGATGCAATTACCACTCATCCAATTAGATCAAAACTATTTTGCAGAAAGTAACGACTTCGAAAGACAAATCCAGTCTGCTACGTTTACTATAGACGTATCAAGTCCAAATTCACAACAAGCGTTGACTAATACTGCTACTGGTGCAAGACTAAGTGCATGGGAAAGTAACACCGTAATGGATCAAATAAGAAAACAACTTGAAGAATGACTATCAAGACTATCGTACAAACTATTGGGAGAGATATTCGAGAATATGGGAGAGATGGATAACATAGTGTTGTGATCAGATGATGACGAAAGTTATATCATGGTACATAAAGAAGCTATCAAAGATGCTCTTAGAAAATACGATATAAAAATAGAGGCAGGATCATCATCATTTGACTCTATAGAGAGTAGAAGAGATGAGGCAATCGCTATGGGTAATATGGGACTCCAATATGCACAAGCGTGAGTACCTGTCAATCTTAATAAACTATTCACTGATGCACTCGATACATTCGAGAAAAAGAATTCAGAAGAATACATCAATGCACAACCTATGATGATGGATCAACCAATGGGAGGCTGATCGGTACAATTACCTGAAAGTACTGTACCAACACCTGCTGATCTTACCCAACAAATAGCATGATGAAATATACTTGCTTGAATGCAATAGAAACCTGACCTGATGAGGTCATTAAATATACATCCTTTATCAATAATAGTAGTAATGGGAATACTTGAAAGAATTAGAGATTGGGACTCACAAAACACCTACGTTGAAGAAAAAAACGAGGCTTGGGAACAATTCCAAACTAAGGCTGCAGAGGTCTCAAAGATCAACCAAACTGGTGGATACAAAGCTATTAAAGATTATTGGACAGAAGAGGTTCGCGTCTGTACAGAAAGGCTCCGTACAATGAAATGAGACGACTTTAGAATAGTACAATCAGATTTGAACTTTGCTAAAAGGTTCTTAGACTGGTTAGAGATGATAGAGAACGCTCCATTGTAACTTTATTATTTACAACACCCTACTAATGACAACACTCCAAGATGGAACTGTCGACGATCAAATCGATCAAGGACACGTTGAGACTACCGAGACTACTAATGATTATGAAGCTAGGTATAAAGAACTACAATCTGCATACACAAAAGCGACACAAGAATTAGCTCAAGTAAGAAAGCAACAAGAAACAGTCAGTGAACCTGAATATGATGATGCTGCTATTGACCAATTATTTAAGAGTAAACAAGTTGTTACAAAAACTGAATTAGACAGCTATTTCAGAGAAAAAAGCAACGAAGATCAATTCGCAAAACTCGCTGAGTATGAGCCATCACTTAAACAACACGAAAGTGTTATTAAAAGAATAGCTCAATTAGATTGACTTTCTATTGAGGAAGTAATCAAACAAAATAACTTCTTATCATCCGATAAACTTGAAAGAGCTAAGAATGCAAGACCAATCGTAGGAAACTCTGGTATACCTGACAACAAAGAGAAGGCTATATGAGAGATGACATCTGCTGAATGGGCTGCACGAAAAGCAAAAAACAAGGGAAGGAGATAATCTTTAACCTTTATTATTATTAAAAAATGGCTATTAGTGATTTATTTCCAGAGATCTGGGAAAAAGAAATGCAAGAAGTACTTTATAAAAGTCTTGTTGCTGAAAAAATCTGTGATATGATGAATGGATCAGATATTAAAAAGTATGGAGACACAGTTCACCGTCCTTATAGAGCACCTGCTACAATCCAAAGAGTAACAAGAGGTGTTGATCTTACTCCAAGAGCAATTGATGCTGGTGACGAAACTATGATCGTCAACGAACAACGAGGAGATCTATTCCAAGTTACTAAGTTCGACCAAGTACAATCTATGTACGATATGGCTCTTAACTATGGTAAAGACTCAGGACAAGCTATTGCTGCTAAAATCGACGCTGATGTATTAGCTGAAGTAGTAAATGCTGGATCAATTGTTGATACTGTTGCTATTGGTGCTGGTGGTACTGCTGGTGATGGAGTGGTTCTTACTGCTGCTAACGTAATCAACGTAATGAGTTCTGCTAAAATGCTTATGAGAAAGAAAAACGTAACTTCTACTGATGTATACGGTGCTGTATCTCCTGAATTTATCAATGTACTTACACAAGCTGTTGCTGCTAGAACAACAACACAAGGTGATACTGTTGGTGAAAACGGATATATCGGTAACTACTACGGAATAGACTTCTACGAAACTAACAACCTTACAGCTACTGCTGAACTTGCTCTAAGTGTACAACCTACTGCAAATGATACAGTAACTATATCAGGTGTTGTGTTTACTTTCGTATCTTCTATCGGTACTACTGCTGGTAACGTACTTATTGGTGCTGATGTTGATGCTACAAGAGCAAATCTTGCTACATTGATCAACGCTCCTGCTACTACTACTGCTACTGGAGTTGCATTATCTGATGCTAACGCATTAAGATTTACAACTTTCTTTTCAGCTGTTAATAACAATACTACTGATGTATTGACTGTTACTGCTAAAGGACAAAGTGTATTAGTTGTTGCTGAAGGACTTACTAACGCTGCTAACGTATGGACTACTGCAAGACAATTGCAAAGAAACCTATTCGGTATCAAAGGTAATCCTGTATTAGTTATCCAATCTAAACCATCTATCGTGGAAAGATTAGAAACTAAACAAGAAACTACTAACTACATCACTTCTGTACTTTACAAGACTAAGACATTCTTGGACAACGCTCCAAAAATGGTTGATGTTAGACTTGCATCATCTACATATAGTGCATAATACATAGGACAGACGGGGAAACTCGTCTTTCTTGTTGTTTTATTTCGTTATATACCACTTATGAAAATTAACTTTATCAATAAACACGGTAACATCGAAGAATTAGAAGTCAGTGGAAACCCACATCGAGCAAATCAGTTTGATAATATTGATTGAACCTACTTTGAAAAAAGAGAATTAGTAAAAGAAGTAAAAGAAGAAATTGATTATAGAAAGCTCTTAAAAGATAACTGAGTAAAATCAACTCACTTGTTATGAGATGAGAAAGCAAAAGCAAAATGTATTGAGTTATGACTTTTATAATCAATAATAACTATGTTACCTGATCTTATCAAATCACTAGATTGACACATCGAAACGAAAGTAGAGGAGTCAATAAATAAAAAAACACTCGATATTGTAAAAGATATACATGAAAAGATCGAAGAATTTGGGTATCAGTGAAAATTAGTGGACTCATTCTACTTTGACGATGACACAAATATGCTGAATGTGTTATATACTAATGGAGAAAGCGAAGAGATAGAAGAGATAAAATTACCATCAAATGGTAAAGATTGAAAAGATTATATATTGACTAAGGAAGACAAGAAAGAAATAGCGTGAGAAATCGCAGTTCCCATCGTTGAAAAAGTTATAGAAAAGAGAGAAATTATAAAAGAGGTACCAATTATAACCAACGAGATAAAAGAGGTAGCAAAATACGAGACACCTAAGGATATAGTCAAGAAGATTGAGTCTTTAGAATGACAAGAAAGATTGTCTGCAAAAGCTATCAAATGATTAGAGGAATTTATGGTAGAATGACCAAGAGCTGGTGCTACTAATCTAACATCATTATCTGATACAAACATAGTCAATCCTACTAACTGACAGATATTAGTGTATAATCAATGAAGATCACAACGACAAAATGAAAATAATAGTGGTTGAGGGTGAGGTACACGATGATCTATTACAGGAACGCTCTCTGATCAAACAGATTTGCAAGATGCTTTGGATGAGAAACTTAATGTAACTGATTTATCATCAAATCTTACACTCTATGCTACTAATGTAGCTAGTGATATTTCTTGATATAGCAAATTAGTTTCAAACATAGAAGACCCTGACTATAACGATGTTGCGGTAAACATTCCAGTATGACCTGTTACGGGTGATGACCAATTAGTAGGGCAGTTGTCAAGTATTCCTTGACTACTTGTCGGTAACCCTTGAATAATCACAATAACTACTGTATGAGAGATAAGAAGAACAGG